GCTGCGATCTCGCTCCAGAAGGTGTTGTCGCCTACGGAGTCCATGAGCATGGAGAGGTCGTTGGCGGTGGGGGTTGCTTTGCCTTGGGCAACCCAGCGGATCGTTTCGTCTGCCATGCGGCTGGCTAGTGCGAGCCTGTTGCTGAGGTGTACTGGGTTCATGCGATGCCCCTGTCTGAAAGGATCGCAACCGTGGCTGCGATGGTTGCGTTGCTTGCCGGGCGGCTGGACCCTGCGAGCTGCGCTTGGATGTTCCACCAAGTCGTGGGCAAGCCTGCGATCTCAGCGAGGCTTCGCACCGTGGTGGTGAAGCTCATGATCTCGTCGGCCATGCGGCTGGCGAGTGCCATCCGGTTGGTTAGGTGTGCTGCGTGAATGTTCATGTTGCTGTTTGCTCCTTGTTCGTTGTTGTGTAGATAACCATACTCCACCCTCTATTAGTAAAGCAACTCCATTTGGTATCTTTCTCACATTTCTTTTCGAACCCGCTTAGGCCCGCCGTCGCAGGCATCGACGAGCTTCGCCGTCAAACGCATCACCCGCTCAACCTCCCGGACCAACTCCGCCCCGCACTCAATTGCTTCATGCGTATAGGACTCGTGGTTCTTTGCCAGCTCCTCGGCGGAGGCAACCATCAAATTGATTGCTTCAAGCATCTGGTGGGCAGGGCTGTAGTTAGGTAGGACTTCAACCCAGTCCGTTAGTTCATCTGGTTTATTCATTGCTCGCTCCTTTGTTGGTGACGACGACATTACTACATGGCATGGATGCAAACGTGTGCCGTGGCCCCAGCCCGGACCGTGAGGGTATTTGCAAACCCCCAAAGATAAAGTTTAGATGAATCCGTTTTACGTCCATCTCCTTGTTTATAGTGGGGCTTCAACTACAAACAAGGAGCAAGGCAATGCGAACAGACACAACAGTCATGGGCCACGGAGGAAGCATCCACGCTAACGAGCGCTTCGACGCAGAGGTGCCACTCAGCAGGGTCAAAGAGCTATTCAACTTTGAGGTCGAATACACCCCGCTCTACACACACGTTTCGAGCAACGGTTCACCGGGCGAGATGGTGCCGCTCCAAAACCGGCAAGCGATCCGCCGCACCGATAACGGGCTGGTCCTCAACACGGTCAGCAAGTCCCACGGGCTGCACCAATTCGAGGAAGTACTTATCAAGAACCTCGTCAACCTGCTTGACGCTTCAGAGGGCGACCTCAAGGTATCGGGTGCAGGCCTCCTCAAGAACGGAGCGGTTGGCTGGATTCAGGTGCAGGCCGATTGCTTGGAAGCAGGGAACGGCGACGTAGCACCTACCTTGACGCTCGCTTCATCGCACGACGGTTCACTCGCTACGAGTTACCGGATGGGGATGTACCGATTCGCTTGCTCAAACCAGATCGGCACGCTGCGTAAGGGCGGGGCGAACGTTTACAAGCTGCGCCACACCATCAACTCGAAGATGAACTTCACGACGGCACGGCAGGCGCTCGGCATGATGTGGAAGCAAGCAGACGAGTTCGACATGCAGGTCAAGCGGTTGATTGATACTGAAGTCACAACGGCGCGCTTCGACGAGATCGTCAACCAGCTGATGCCGATCCCAAAGGACGACGCTTCAGAGGCTGCGAAGACTCGCTCAACCACCCGACGCGATTCGATCTTCGACATCTACATGCGAGACGACAGGGTCAAGGAGTTCACCGGGACGGGCTGGGGAGTAGTGCAGGCCTTCAACACCTACTCGCAGCACGAGCGCCCCTTCAGGGCCACGGGTGCGAACGGTGACACCTCCCGCCTTGGTAGGACCATGAAGGAGTTCCTTGCTGGCGGTATCGACGAGCAGGACCAGCGGGTAACGGCAGCGGTGTTGAGCCTCGCTGGTAGCGGCGGGTTCTGATCTGGTTTGGTGCGGGGGGTGGCGCTCCCGCACGACCGGGTGCGTTCCCGGTCCGGGCAAATACCGAGTGACGAATGTCTCAATAGAAATATCAAAGATATTTGCATATGGGCTTGCTTGCTGTAGTCGCATCGACTATCTTCTTCTTTGTAAGGCAATGCGAACCGGAGAAACAACCGGGGGAGATACACAGCCACCACAGCCCGAGCATGAGCTTGCAGAGGGGAACGGGGCAAGTAGCGCACCGCTACTCATCACGGTGAGGTTCCACCCGCATGGAACAGAAACAGTTAGCGGGCAAGACCGGAGAGACAGCCGGTAGCATTGAGCGCCTTGTAGGGTTGCTCACGCAAGTAGCAGCACCAACCAAAGTTCAGCAGATGTCCGCACGCCGGAAACTGTCGGCAGCGGAGGTTGGCAGCAGGAACCTGAGTTAGGTACCTGAACAGCAATCGCAACAGCATGGAAACCGAACGGTTCCGGGGCTGGGGGATCGTATCCCCTACGCTGCGCGAATAAAACCGGAGAGGCGATAAACGCTGGAGCCTTTAGCTGACACCGATCCATACCACCCTGCGCTACTAGACCGGATTAATTACCCGAGCGTGGGCCACCCTGTAAGGCATTCAATGCCAAACCAATCTTGACCGGACGGCCACTAGGCGGCAACAGAAATGTTGCTCATTGCGAAACGGTCAAGGATTGAATCTTGACGCGATAAGCGGAGTTCGTTGGGTCACCCCCAAAACGATCCAAGCGTCAACTCAAGATTCAAGGGGGGTCCGGCGAGGCCGGTATTCCGCAGACAAGCACCTAGCCCGCGTGTCGTGCGCAAGGGAGAGACCGCCGCTGGACTGTAGCCCGGTAAACCTGACCCCCCACCCATTCGCTTAGATCATTCCAACTATAGAAAGCAGGTGCAGTTTGAACAACACCGCCGACTGGCGGGGAGCAGAAGGGTGAGTCCACACCGGGAGTTGACCTACCGGACCGTTGAGCTTGACGGTGAAATGGGCGTGTGGCATCCAATGGAGCTTGACCAGTCATTGCCACCTTCTAGTACTCCAGCGGGTAGCACGGGTTCAGCCGACCAGCAGAAAGGCCGCTGCTCTAGGGGAGCCGGTGCTGCCCACTTGAGTACTAGAAAAGAATCTCAAAGATATTTGCAAATAGACTTGCTTGCTGTAGCTGCATCGACTATCTTGGTCTTTGTAGGGGAAATACAGCCCCAGCACGCAACTTGAAAACAGAGACAGAGAACACGGGGGGGAGCGGCACGGAGCCAAACCCCCCGGCAATAAACATTCGCTTCCTCGTAAGAGGAACACAACGGCGGATGGACCCTGCCCACACGAGCCACGCCAACGGCTTGAGTGGATAACGCGAAGAGCGCAGGGCGCAGGAGAGTAGTAGCTGCTTCTGCCAGACTTCATACGAAAGACTGAACCATCCAAAGACGCACCCCGGCAACGGGGGCATGAGGTTGAGAGCAGCACCCGCTTAGGCGGGGCCGAGGGCCGAGGCACGGCATCGGGGGCAAGAAGGATAACCGCTGCCGCAAGCTAACGCTTGCCACCGCTACTACGGTGAACTCAGGGCAATCGCAGGCTCGCCCCTCCGGGGACGCAGGGCCGCAACGGAATACTGGAAGGCGATACACGGCAACCCACGGTCTGGGGTTGGCGGGTGCCTCAACTGGACCGAGCCACCGCACCATCTCCGGTATACGAGATGGGAGGCACCATGCAGCAACGGGAGTATCGCCTCAACCAAGTCCCAACGCTGAACGAAACCGCAGGACGCGAGTTGGCTGCGGATAGGAGTAGCTGAACTTGTCAGCGGGGTCTAGCCCACCCGACCGAGAGAGAATAGGTAGCCGGGGCCTGCTGGTAAATAGGAACTGCCAGCAGGCCACGCACGCAAAGTTGAACCTCTTGTCAGAGGAGTTGGGAGTGAGTAACGGAGGGTTGCAAACTTCTTAAGTGTGGTGTCTGACGGGGCAAACCGACAAGTTGAAGGAGTGGCCGCTCAGTACAAGCGACGCTCACTAAACTGCTGAGCACAAACAAAGCCGGAAACCTATGTGTTATGAGGTGCATGAAATTGCTTCTTGCTCCTCTGACAAGAGGTTCAACTAATAAGAAACCCGCTGCGCAGTCAACCGACGGCAGCGGGTTTCTTCGCGTTTCAGTTGTAGCTGAACTCGCTGACGGTTTGGCCTGAAGCTGAACCGATCCGTGAACGGCCACGGTCCGCTTTGCCAGCTAGGTCCGCCCACGACCAGTACGCCGCATCGACGAGGTCGTATGGTTTGGCCTTGGGGAAACGCATCAACCCAAGTTCTAGCTGCTGGTGCGTCCCTACTAGGTGCCTGATCTTGTTTCGCTCGTAGTCGACGAGCATGCGCTGCGCTCTAGTCATCTTCGACCCGTGGCCCGCACCGGCCTTCGCTGCTGCGAAGCGGGGTGCCGACCCGGTCAACTCGCCGCCAGCCCGAAGATCCTCGCACGCTTGGTGGTACACGCTCTTCCAAGTATCGCCGCCTTGGTCGGATTCAACTCCGAGCGTTGTGGCCTTCCACTGGATCGCTGCCCGGACTCCACGCTTCACCGCGTCTAGCGGGGTGGTCCTCCCTTCCCACGACCAGAGCCTGTAGATCAAACCGTCTACGCCTAGCCCGTCGCACTGGATACCTTGGCAGTCAGAGGAGTCGGTGGAGGTAATGGCCGGGTCCAACCACACCACTACTCGCCGCATCACGGGTAGCTCGGCTTCGGTGACGTGCAGGTGGGGCCAGTTGATGTGGTCGAACATCCCGCCGGTCATCGTGACGGTCGCGTGTTGGCACTCCGCTAGGAACGCTGTTAGGCCGATGTCGTTTAGGAGCGCCTGCGACGACGAGACGGGTTGCCCCTCCCAAGACTCCTGCCCGTCGACGATCTTGAATAGGCCGTCCTCTTCAACCCACCCGAGGTTCCACACGGCTGGGATAGGGCCGGAGACGATGCGGTCGCGGAGGAAGTCTGCTCGCCCGTCTGCGAGCCGGGCGAAGATCGAATCGTCGTGGACCTTGTTTTGAATAGCAATCACCGCGCAGGTGTTTGAACCGGCTGGGAGAAGTTTGCGGGTGATGGTCCTGATCTTTTTGTCGGTGCCGAGCGGGGAGTCGGCTTCGCTGTCGATGTCGTCGAAGATCATTAGGTCTGGGCGCATCGCTTCGAGCTTGATTCCTCGTGCGGCTGAATCAAGTCCAACAGCGTCAATAGTAAATCCGGTGCCGGTGCGGACACGGTTACGCCGCCAGCCTTTGGCCGATCCGAATTTGCCGATCAACCGGGAGCCGAGTTCCGGGTACGCAAATCCGACTTCTTCATCTTCGAGAAGTGAAGCGATGTTCGCGACGTGGTCGTCTGCCTGATCTTGTGTTTCTGAAACGTAGAGGCAGTAGTTGCGTTTCTGTCTCGCGGCTAACGCGACAACACACATCTCTGCGCTCGTACTCTTAGCCCCGCCTCGTGGCCATATAGCGACGAATGGTTGCGGGCGGGCATCGGGTTCGATGCTCCACGCCCATTCCCAGAACTGGATGTGGTGGCTTCCAAAGGGGAGCGACGCGTAGTTGGGTGCCATCGACATGAGCCACGTTTCCCACTCGTCTGTTTCGACGGCTGCGTCTAGGAGGTAGAGCCGGTACTGCTCTCGTTCGTGGTCGGTGGCGAGTGCTAGTAGCTCTGGGGAGATGATCACTAGTGGTTCCACGGTGGTAAGCGTAGCGGCGGCGGTCCGGGAAGGTCGATGGGGCCAAAAAGAAATGTGAAAGATATTAGCTAACTGGCTTGCTTCTGTCGAACAGGATGCTACAGTGAAGACATGACAACGAACGAGCTTCACAACGAACTATTCACACAGAGCGAAATTGGAATCGCTCTAGTAATCACATACCTCGTAGTTTCAACCGCCCTCCTCATCTGGAGAATGTGGGTAGAAGGATGAGCGAGCCTTGCAACCTCAACCAACCGCACTGCCGCCTATGCGGATCGACCAGCGAAGAAGACATCGGCTGGTCCGCAAGGGAACGCAACGACGGGTACAGCGACTGCTGTAACGAGATAGTCGAATCCGGCACCCGCAACTGCCGCAACCACCACAACGAACACAACGGTTAAGGAGCAACACAACATGGAAACCTTTCACCTCAACGGCGGCACGGTAGTACTACGCCGCAGCCTCTTCGGAGAAACAGAAGTCTTCTTCGACAACATCCGGCTCGGGGTAGTAAGCCGAGGCGAGCAGGCCAACCACACCACGCACCTCTGGGGCGTAAGGGCCAACACCTACTCGCCGCACACCGACCGCCACCTCTCCTCCTACACCCCGCCGATGTACGCAACACGGGCAGCAGCGGTACGAGACCTAGTAACCAACGGGGTCGACTTCCTAACTCAAGAGATGAACAGCAACTAGCTAATAAATAAAACCTAAAGAAAACCATACAAACACTGGCTTCACCAACACACAAGGTGTATGCTAGGCCACACAACAAACAAGGAGAAAGCACATGGCAGACCCAAGGCAAGTAACAATTCAGGCAGGCGAGTACCGGATCAGCGAGCTGACAACATCCCCCGGTTTCGACATGCACTCCAGAGACCTGCACGCAGCGGTCATGGCCTTCCGAGCGACGGACGGGGTTGACACCCTCTTCAACAACTACGCAGAGGCGCATGAGTACGCCTGCACGATCAACGGCGAGGTAGAGGTACTGCCCGCCACGGTCATCGAATACCTCAACCCCTACGGCAACTGGTTGGCAGTCTGATGGCGAAGCACGCAGCGCTACCAATGAAGCCGCTCTGGGACGTAGCGCGCAGCATGTCCGATAACCCGATGTTCACTCAACGGGACTTCGCCAACGCCGTCAACCATTCCTTCCGAGCCGTAACGCGATGGATCAACGCAGGCGAGGCGCTCCCGTGGGTATCGGCAGACGAGGCAGCTATCGCGCTGGGCCTCCACCCGATCCTCATCTGGGGCGACGAGTGGTTGAACGTCAAAGGCGACCTAGAGGCCCTACAAGCCTCTGTAATCAACGAACTCGAATCTGACGTACTAGCCGCCCTCGAAAACGAAGCGGCCCTGTAATGGCCACACAAGACGAGCAGAACGAAACGCCGGTGTTCCCGCAAGCAGAAATAGAGATCGACCTGACCGGCCCAGACGGAAACGCCTTCTACATCCTCGGCGCAGCAA